TGATATTAAAGGGATCACTAAAAGTGGTTTCAGATTTGCGATTGATAAGGATAGATTAGAAAACTATGAGTTATTTGAACTTATAGCAGAAAATGAATCTAATCCAATGGTTATGCCAAAGATTTTGGTGTTGCTTTTAGGAGAAAAACAAAAAAATAATTTGCTTGATTTTCTTCGTGATAAAAAAGGACTAGTCAATGTTAAAAGAGTAGAGGAAGAATTGACTTCTATTTTTGAACAAGTAAAACCTATAAAAAACTAATATTCCTCGCTGGTGTGGTAAATAACTATGAGGATGAATTGATTTGTGATTTAGCTGAATACTATCACATTTACAATTATAAGAAGATTCCTTTATCGACTGTTGCGGTGCTAACAAGAGGACTTAGAGAAGATAGCCGAGTAATGATGTGTATGAGCGGCGAAAAGGGAGATTTCAAAACAAAACTTTTTGCTCTTATGACTGATTACTTGGCTTTTATTACTTGGTCTAAAACTAAAGATGCGCAAAAAGGAATTAATGCTCCAAAATCGATATTTGATTCTGTTTTTGCTAAGAAAATGGATGACGATGTCAAAGCGTACTACACTGGTGAGGAGTTTTTAAAAGCAAGAGAAAAGATATTAAAGGCAGGTGAGACAAATGGCAACTGATTTAGGCAAGGCTTATGTTCAAATAATTCCTTCTGCAAGAGGCATATCAGGAATGATATCTAATGAGCTTGGCGGTGAAGCCATGAGTGCAGGTACTCAAAGTGGATCTAAGCTTGGTGGAGCATTAGTCGGCATGGCTAAAAGAGTAATTGGGGCAGCCGCTATTGGAAAGTTTATCAAAGACAGTATATTTCAAGGTGGCCAGCTTGAACAATCTCTTGGTGGTGTGGAAACACTGTTTAAGGATAGTTCCGATAAGGTAAAACAGTATGCTGCAAAAGCTTTTGAAACGTCTGGTATATCTGCTAATGAATACATGCAAAATGTAACTAGTTTTAGTGCTAGCTTGCTTCAATCTTTGGGTGGTAATACTTCGAAAGCAGCAGATGTAGCCGACATGGCTATGCGAGATATGAGCGATAATGCAAATAAGTTCGGTTCAGATATGGAAAGCATTCAGAATGCATACCAGGGCTTTGCCAAAGATAATTACACAATGCTGGATAACCTTAAACTTGGTTACGGAGGAACGAAGTCGGAGATGCAACGTCTACTTGCCGATGCAACTAAGCTTACCGGAGTGAAGTATGACATAAACAACTTGTCTGATGTATACAATGCAATTCACGCTATACAAGGCAAACTAGATATTACTGGAACTACTGCAAAGGAAGCGAGTGAAACTTTAGAAGGCTCTTTTAATTCTATGAAAGCCGCCTTTAAGGACTTTCAAGGAGCGTTGACTACAGGTGGAGATATCAACGCTACATTAAGTAACTTGGTGCAAACAACAGGTACTTTCTTGTTTAAAAACTTGGTTCCAATGGTAGGAAGACTTGTGGGAAATCTTGGTTTGGTAATTCTTCAAGGTATACCTAAACTGATAAATGCTATTAATCCTGCTATTGACCAAATATTTACATGGTTGAAATCGAATTTTCCAAGAATTCTACAACATGGCAGTGAACTTGTAGGTAATCTGATACTTGGCATAATTAATGCTTTGCCAGAACTTTTAAGTGCAGCAGGTAATTTGGTGAACTCATTTGTTCAATTCGTATTGAGTAATCTTCCTGCCATTTGGGAAACCGGAAAGAGTTTGTTTTTCAAATTAGTTGACGGAATTATCAATGTACTTCCTCAAATTGGTGATACTGCATTAAAGATTATTACTGAATTTATTAATTACGTAACTAATAATCTGCCACAAATACTACAATCAGGTATTAAGATTCTAACGGAATTAGTTAATGGGATTATACAAAGACTACCTATGATCGGTGCTACAGTGTTAAAAATTGCAGCATTGTTTTTGGCTACTTTGTTGGAGAAATTACCAGATATATTGGCAATGGGTGTTAAACTCATTGTATTTTTGGTTAAGGGTATAATTTCTATGTTTTCAAATGTTCAAAATGCTATGAATAATTTGGGAAGTAGCATTATACAAGCAGTAAAAAAAGTAGATTTGTTTAGCGCTGGTAAAGCTATTATTGATGGATTCTTGCGAGGATTGAAGTCTGCATTTGAACATGTAAAATCATTTGTTGGTGGCATTGGTACTTGGATTCAAAATCATAAAGGACCATTGTCTTATGATAAAAAACTTTTAATTCCAGCAGGTAATGCAATAATGGGTGGTTTGTATGAAGGATTAGATGATGGTTTTTCTAGTGTTCAATCATTGGTTAATTCAATGGCGCCGCAAATCCAATCGGGATTTAACCTAGAGGATTATAGGGTTAATTCTACTGGATCTAATTACAATGATTTAACGGGATTAACAACTAATGATAACAACCAAAAACCTATTGAAATTACTGTTGTAAGTGAATTAGATGGCAGAGAAATATCAAGAGGAACTTATCGCTATGATAGAGAGTTCATGGAAAGAGAAACAAAGATTAATAATAGAAGAAGAGGGGTGTATTAATGTTTTTTTATAATGGTACTGATTTTAGGGATTTGATTATTGTAGAAAATATAGAACGCCCCGTTCTATCTTCTACTGAGAACAAATTGAATCCTTATATTGTGTTCAATGGATCAGATTTTATTAGCAGCAGAAGAAAAGAAGCGAAATTTAAGATTATTTTTAGTTATGTTCAAGAAAACTTGAATACAATTAGAAGAGTTCTTGCTCAATTTTTAGGAACTGAAGAATTATCGGAATTATACTTTTATGATGATCCAGATATTATTTACTACGCAAAGGTTGATGGAGAAATAAAATCTTCTGAATATAAGGCTAATAATTACACTAAAGGATATGGGAAAGGCGAGTTAACTTTTATCATCCCATCTGCTTGTGGGTATAAGAGAGAGCCTGTGGAGCTGTCGCAAGCCAATGCTAAAAGTATTATGTGTGAAAACAAGGGTACGGATAAGACGTATCCTATTTTTGATTTCACATGTCATGGCAAGGTTACAATGATTGGCGTGACTAGTAAATACGGCAGTTTCCAGTTCGGGGATAGTAAGGAGTTTGCACCGATTAAGCAGATGAAGATACACAAGGAGCAAACTAGTAGTTTGTTCAAGAGTGGCAAGGGGACACTTACTATTCTTGATAGGGTTATGAAGACTAGTGATGGTTGGGATATTGTGGATGCATCGAAACTTGTAGCTGATAGTGATTTTGATGGTAGAGTAGCAAACACAAATGCGACTAGCACTGCTCCAAGTGGCAATACTGTTACCGTGTCAAAGAACGCAAGGTATTGGGACAATGGTGTTAGGATTGCTAACTGGGTAAAAGGTAAGTCTTTTAAATTCGATAAGACGAAAGCTGTGAACAAGTCAAAATCAAAGAAGGCATACAGACTTATAGACAAAGAGGGATATCTTGGTTGGTTACTTGAAGAAGATATTCAAGGGAAAAGTCAAAGCACTGTTACTGGTGTATATCCTGTATGGGATTCTTCAAGTTTAAAGACATTCTCGACACTTCCACTTCACAGAAAAGTGACTAACAATGCGACTGACTGGGAGATGACTTTCAAGTTCAATTACAAGGCTAATCCTGGACAATTTGGTTTTCTGACTTTTGGTATTACTGATAAGGATCAAAACATGATTGGTGGTATGAGAATTGAAACCATAAACGGTGATGGAAGAATGGCCATGGTGTGCTTGTGTGGTAGTGATGGACAGCTTCACACTGGATACAACAAAGCTGACTGGACAGGTGCTGTAACTATTACTAAAAGAGGTGCTATGGTTACATACTACATGTATAATCAGTTGAATGGTAAAAGCTACACTTATAGGCTAATGAATGCTGAGATTGATGATGTAGTGGCTAGTGATGTTTATGTGTTATGCACTAAAAAGAACAACTATGACTTTATTCAAGCTTGTAATCCAATGCATATGACAATTACGGGATATGATGCAGATATTTATGTTGAGAATAAAAGCAAGGAAGAGTTTTCTATGATTAATGTAGCTATTCCACGTTTTAACTTCAATGATGGAGATACTGTAAGAATCGACATGAATACTGGTTTTTGTTATCACAATGGACACAGATGTTTGATGCCAATTGCGTTTGGTTCGAAACCTACTCCGATTTATCCAGGTACAGAGGAGATAGCAATAACTACTGAGGGAGAATTCGGTTCTTTCGTTGATTGTGATGTTAGTTACAGAGAGGTATTCAAATGTTAATAGTTACAGATAGAAATCTACAAACACTGACAATAGTTAGTAATGATTATCCAGGCAGTGTGCATTTTCAAGATGATAAGTTCAACGAAAATTTGGAAACTGGAACTTGTATGCTTACTTGCAGTATCGATAAGGTCATTGAAAAAGATGTTGAATTAATTGAAGCTGGTTGTTTGATCGTTGCTACAGGATACAAGAAAAAGCCTGTTCTTTTAGAGATTACTGAAGTTGTTGAAAATAGGTATTCAAAGGAGATAGTCGCAGAAGATTGCGGACTTGATTTGCTTAATGAAGATATTGGAGAACAAGATTTCAAAGGAACACTTGCAGAATGGGTCAACAATACTCTTGGTGAAAAATCAGACTGGGTTGTTGGAATTAATGAGGCTAAGGATAAAAACTTAGCTTTTAAATTCGATGGTACAACTACTAAGACTAAAAGACTTGCTATGATTGCAGGTCGTTTCGGTTGTGAGATTAGCTATGATGTTAAATTAAATGGTAATGCAATAGATAAAAAGGTCATTAACTTTTATAAGAAACGCGGTAAAGAAACTGGGTACAGACTGGAGTTCGGGCGTGATGTA